ATTCACCTTGAACGAGAAGGTTTTTTATGTTCGTGGTGTCAATCACACCGCCCGTTACAGTTGCTGAATAACTCATTTGTTCCTCCTGTTATGTCTTCCTGCACAGGGCGTATGCCGTGCCGCCGCCGGAAAGCGTTACGAGTTTCCACTCAATATCGTATGCGGGTTGTCCTGCGGGAGCGACCTGCTTAATATATAGCGTTCCAGCGTGAATCTCGCCGTTGTATGCCAAGTCTGCGGAAACATATTTTCCTAAGTATGCTCCAGCGGCATACACGTTCCCATGATGATCTCCGCTTGAATCTCTGCCCAGCGTTAACTGCCTATCATCAAGCCATGTAAGCCTTGCTTCGGAGTCTTGAAGGCCATTAGTTATCGTTGTTCCATATGGAGGAAGAACATAATTGCCGCTTGCCGCCAAGAATGCGCCGGAAACAACGCCATCCGAATGATTTAGCAAGCAAACAACAGATCGGGTTTTTTCTGCTTGGATTAGAGTTAACTTCGCCTCGATAATCTCAATAATGGCGGAAGTCCCTTCTGGATCGTCTGCAACAACATGATTTGCGATCAAGTTAATAACATTGATCTCTGCCGCATTGAGTGTCCCGGTCTTAATGAAGTCCGCAACAATCGAACCGTCCTGCGTAATCGCCGTGGTGTACTCGCCTTCATATCCGGTCGAGGAATACCCCAGCCCGCCGGAGTTCCACCGCCACACCTTCGTAGCGGTCGTGATATCGGCGGTGTCCATAATGAGGATTTCATAAATCCTGTTCTGGTCGTTCGTGTTCATCACGACGTAGCCGCCCGTTCCGCTGATGATCTGCTGTGTCGCGGTAGACTGTGCCGCCGCCGTGACCTGCCGGAACGTGCTGTTCGGGTTCGACAGGGCAGCGTTCAGTTGCTTCACGTTCAGCGAGATATTAGGCGTGGTAGTGCTAATCGTAACGATATTCTTTGCGGGATAATACGGATAGTCAACGTACTCTACAATCTTGTTTCGAATCGTCACGCCGCGCGAATCGTCCACCAAGTCAACGACTTTCAGCAGGTCAAAATCTTGGTGCGCATATAATTCTGGGTTGGTTTTCGCCAAATCCACAACATCGCACTGATACGACCGCTGCGGGATGCTCAACAAAGCAAGTTTTGCGGTTGCGTCTGCGAGAAGTGATGCCGCGTCGGTATAGCGATCATCCTTCCAATATCCCCAAATCGTTCTGCTCTTGTATGTTCCGTTCGTGACGTATGCCTTGCCGTCATTGATACTGGCGAACGTCAAACCGTCTTTTCCTTCGCAGTACAGCGCGGTAATAAGGTCGGTTGATGCCCCTTTATAGTTGATCTCTTTCAGGTTCAACTCCCGCGTCATAAACGCGCCAGCGTATTCTCCCGCTTCTGGATCGTACGCGGAAATGGTTTTCAGCTTATTGTCGAATCGGAACGCGACACCGTATGTGCTCCTGCACTGATCGATAACGTCCATCGGCGTTGCACTATCAAGCGTGATCGTGCGCGTGATCGATGATAACGAATAGTCGTGGAACGTCCATCCGGTAGGCTCGATAACGGTAGCGGAGAGCGTCGCCGAACCGTTGGTGTACGGTACGGAGATCGTCGCATAGAAATCGTCTAGGTCGAGCAGGCAACGAATCGTTGCGGTGTCCGTCCCGCCGTCAATAGCCTTGACGAGATACGTTTGCCCGCGCTCCGTTTCAAGGATCGACGCTTCTTCCGTTATGATTGGATAGTGTTCGTCCCATATCGATATGTCGAAAAAAAGCTCGTCAACGCCGGACAGCATTTTCTTGATGTAGTAACTATCGTTTTTAAGAACGACATCTCCTAATTGAAGCATGTTTACCTCACATGAAAGTCGGGTAGTACTGAACTGTTACACCGGAAAGCCCGGTGGTTTCTATCGTGTTTACTCCGGGAGTCAGTGATGGGAAGTTCACCCAAACATATTTCTGCGCGGCTGGTACGCCGTCGTACAGAAACCTCTTGTTGATTCCGTCGATAACAATCACCTTGCCAGAAGTCACTCCGGAGAACGTGATTGCTCCAACGGATCCGCTCGTTCCGGTTGTCGCTCCGGTGATGATGCAATCGGTGAACGGGATCGTAGACGAGCAGGAAAACGTTGAGCTTTTCACCGTGACGAGTGCCTTGTGTTGGATCGCGTTTAACTCGTATTCAGCGCGCCCGTAGTTGTTCCCATCGTACTCGATTGCTCCCGCGCTAATCAAAACGCACGTGTACCAGAGATCATCCGGCATGTACAGCTCACACGATCCACACAATTCAAGATCGAACAACGACTTGTTTACAGCGATCTTGTTTCTGTTGTCGCCCTCGAACTGTATACCGAATTCTAGCGGTTTCATGCTATAAGTCTGGTCAAGCAGGTTGAATGCGGTTCGGTTTCGGCCTTGAAAGTATGTTGATTCAACAGCGGACGCTCCAATCGTAAAGCCCTTCATGAGCCGCGCCGAAAACATGCTTATGTCTTTTCCGTTTATCTCCATGCTATACCCCCAGCCAGCCGAGCTGCTCGCTCGTATAAGATGCCGTCGCCCGCGCAATCTCGCGTCCGTCAACCATAACTGGGATACTTAAGTTCAGCGGTCGCTGCGAACCCAACACGTTTCCAAGCACTGCACCGCCTGACAGCCCTGTAGGGCCGTTTACCGATGCGCTGATTGTAGGATTGTATGTCTCGCCCATAACATCACCCATCAACGAATCCATAGCGGCTTGTGCATATCCTGCGTATTTGGTGATACCATCTCCTAATCCGTACGCCAGATACTTACCAACGCCTTCACGCATGACGGTAGACGGAGATTTGATGCCGAACAGCTTCTTGATATATCCGACAACGCTCCCAACCCAACCCTTTATCTTGTCAAAAATCCACGCAGTGCTGTTGCTTATGCCTTCCCAGATTCCAGACACAATGTTTTTACCGATTTCCCAAATTTCAGGAGCGAGCGAACCGAACGCCTTAACCAACGCGATGATGATTTGTGGCGCCGCTTCGAGAAGCTGAGGAATAGCCGCGATGATTCCTTGAAAGATCGCAACCGTGATTTCTCCGGCGGATTCAAGTAGTGTGGGAAGGTTGTCAACAATCGCGTTGATTAGAGAAAGGATGATTTCCGGCGCAGCTTTTACAAGCAGCGGCAATGCTTTCAAGATTCCTTTTGCAAGTGCGGTAACAAGTTGAATCGCCGCGTCAATTAGCATCGGAATATTATTGATTAGGGTGTCGATTATTGTCAATACCGTCTGTACTACTGCTGGAATCAACGTTGGAGCTTGTGCCGCAATTCCTAGAGCCAAAGTTGAAAGAATTGAAAGAGCGGTTTCCACAAGCATTGGAAGATTCTGCAACACAAATCCAGCGAATTGGCTAATCAAGTCAAACGCGGCAGTTACAAGAAGCGGCATGTTTTGCATGAGTGCTGAAACAAGAGCTTGAATAATAGACCCGCCAACCTCGATGATCTGCGGGATTGCTTGCGAGATTTTATCAACAAACTGTCCTATGCCTTTATTGATTCCTTGTAACCCGCTCATGTCGCCAGTGAACAACTTTGCGAGTCCATCGGTAACCAAAGTAAGCGCAGGGAGAAACTCGCCCATCATGCGGTTTTTCATGCCAGTAAGCGTCTGCTTCATGAGCGAAACGGAATCACCGAAATCGTCCGATGCCTTGACCGCTTCGTCAGACATTACAAGCCCGTAATCCTCAGCTTGCTTGCGCATTTCTTCGATGCCAGCCGCGCCACTATTGAGGATTGGTAGAAGTTCTGTCGCGCTTCGTCCAAATAGATCAGCAGCTAGAGCGGTGCGTTCGTTTCCCGCCTCCATCTCGGACAGTTGCGTGATCGTCTTATTGAAAAGTTCTTCGGTCGAAAGGCTGGAAAGTTCTTCCTGCGATATTCCAAGTGTCTTGAATGATTCGCTTCCAGCAACGGCAGACTCAGAAAGTTTCTTCATGCCTCCCTGTAACACGCCAATGTCAACTCCGGATTGACCGAGAATGTAACGCCACTCTTGGAATCCTTGCGCGGACATGTTCAGTTTTTGAGACATATCGTTGACTTCCGAACCGTAATCGGAAACGTCCATCGCGCCTTTGACGAACGCGCCACCAACAGCAATGGCCGCCGTTGAAACCGCACCAACTACACCAACAACACCCTTGAGAACCTTACCCAAGCCCTCGCCTTTTTTGCTCGCGCCCTCAATCCCTTTATTGAATTCCTTATCGTCCAGACTTATCTTCGCGAATAAATCAAACAAGTCCAACCTATTTCACCACCAGCCCGCAACGCTTTACAACGTCTGCGACAATTTCATCCCCGGAACGGTTGTCCTGCGGTTTGTCATCAATCAGTTCCGCGTATCGCCTCGACAGATATTGCCCGCCATGTTGAGCCTTAGCAATAAGCTGTAATGTGTCCGTGGTGTACACGCGATACTTTAGTTCCTCCAAATCTGCCATAAGGCGGGCGACCATATAGCTTACAGCCGCCCGCCCGTTGATTGAATACCTTATGTCTTGGAGGTATCGATAGGCGGCGTTTCTTCCACGCTCGGCGCCGCAGATGTAAAAAGCTCGATCAGCTCCTTGTCGCTGAAAATCTCGACAACGCCCTTTGCAATCGTGAACAGGTTCATCGATTCTACGGGAGCGTCGCTCAAAATCGCCAGAATCGCAATTACGCTTTTCTTGTGCGTTTTCAGCAGGTACGGAACTTTTGCTTTCAGATTGCGGATTCCTGCGTCGCGCGCGCTTTCGCCTTTTTTCACATCGCCATGAAACAGGTCGGCGCATTTCGGATCGCTTGCAATATCAGCAATCGGTTCGATCAAGTCTGCGATTACTTCAATTGCACGTTCGCCTTTGAATTCAGACAGTTTCATACGTTACGCCTTTGCTACGACGGTGACTTTGCCAGCGTGGTTTGCAACGCCGCTTGCGGTCGTGATGATCGCGAGCACCAAGTCCATTCCAGTAGCCGCCGTGATGTCGTCAGAGCCGTTCCACGCCGTCCATGCGGTTCCTGCAAGCACAGTACCCTGTGCGGGAACGTACAGGCTGTAGCCAGTCTGGTAGACGTAGGACTCGCCAGCGCCCGGCGTAGAAGTCATGCCGGAAAGCGCGGTGTCGCCAGAAAGCGTACCAGCAGCAGAAGCGAACGAAAGTGCATACGTGCCTGATTCAGCCGTGCCAGCCTTGATATAGATAATCATTGGCATGGTATCAGGCGCCGCCAGAGACATGTGACCCATGTATTCAAACGCGAATTGACCTTTTTCGAGGTCGGTGCTCTGGAAGTTAAACCCGTTCGTGGAGAGCGCGTTCTTGATCTGGATAGCCACGAACCCGCCGTTCGTTGCGCCGTTCAGGTCGGAGTAGTCGCCGATAACCCAGAAGTCATCGAAATCTGCCGCCGTGAGCGTTCTGCGCGGAGTGATCTTGGTCGTATCGACGCTATCAATATCAGCAGCACCGAGCAGGCTCTTTGCGTTCGCGGTCGTGACCGTGATGAACGTGCCGCCCATCTTGCACTCGACGGAATCAATCTGTTTAAGCTCCATCGTATTCTTCGGGCAATTGTCCACATCCTCGCCGAAATCCTTGTACGTTGGCACATAGGACACGTTGATGCCGCCAGAAGTCGCGCCGATAATATCGGCCGCGTCCAGAACGCCCGTTGCTGGATTAAAGTCTGATGCAATGATACCCGCGTTGACCGTCAACTTTTTCTGAACGTCTGCGGGCAGTTGAGTAAATTTCATTTCTTTTCTCCTTTAGACCGTCAAGAATTCTGCGGTCAAGTTGATGTATCTGCGCCTGATTTTTGCGTCTGCCGGATCGCTCAATGATTGAACGAACGGAGAGCCTTTCTTAATCCAGATTGTCCCCTGTTCACATGGAACATGTACGCCACCGCGCCCGATTTCCTGCGAGATTGATTCCGCTTTTGCGTTCGCCGTGGAATTGCTTTCGGAGTAGTACCAGAGATTAACCGTGATTGGTACTTCACCTTCTCCGAAATCGTTCGCGCTGTAGGAATAAGTCATGTACGGATACGTTTGGCTTTTCGGAACGTTTGTTTCTTCCCATGCCGCCAGACCGAACGAATTCATGTAGGTGTGAAATGCGCTTGACTTGCTCATGCCGGAAGCACCCCCACTCGTTCAGCGGTTGCCTTGCGAAGGTTCAGCGTCGTAACGCTCGGCGTTTCGTAGTCAACTGGATCGCTCGTTATTCGGAAGTATGCGCTGTCAAGATCGCGCTTCAAGTACGTGTCATAGGCGATTCCCAAAGATTTGTCGAACACGAACGAATAAAGCGACGTTACTCCGTCCTTGCTTGCCTTTCGCGCCTCGATCGATTGATCGTTTGCTGGCGCAATCTGCACAGCCGCGCCAACCGTCCACGCGCTTGTCCTGCCGCCTTCTCCATCTGCCGTTTCGGTTTTCGTCATGATGTGAAACGCCCTTTTGAAGTCGGTGATGGACATTAGATTTTCCTCCATCTGTTGAGCCGAGCCGCAAAAACACGATCCCAAGTCAACGGAACGCCCTTGCTTCCAGTCGCCCGTGTTCCGCTCCACCCGCCGAACGATTCCGATGTAAATAACGTCGCAGGATTTGCGGCGACCCATGCGGTGATTTCAGTATCGAGCGCTACAAGATCGCGCGGAATCGCCAGACCGTAAATCACGCCGCTGAATGTTTCGTCGACCAGCGAGGCGTTGGTGAGAGTGCCGGACAGCAACCAAATTCCGTCGTTGAATTTTGACCCGACGATTCGGATATACTGTCCGGCTACCAACGTAGATGGGAGCGGAGAAATTACGCCGCCTGTCGAAATCGTGAAATCGTCCTCGTTTCGATCAAGATATTCCGCACCGTAAACACTCGTACCGTTTTCCGTGCCATAGTACGGGTCGGGATTCTTGTCGAAGAAGTTGTGCAGATTTTCACATATTTCCGTTAGCATTGCGGCTCCTTATTTGTACAAAATCCATGCGCTTCCAGCGGCAGAAAATGTGAGTTTAATGCTCGTCGGGAAACTCATTGGCGTGCCGGTTAAGTCGAGTTCTGCCGCGTTCGTGAGTGCGTCCCATGCGGCGGTTGACCCATTGACGGGCGTTACGGTAATACCGCCGTCAAGCACCTTGATACGAGCGACTTTGCCCGCAGTAGCTTTAACGGTCTTCGTTTCCGCACCCGCCGCCGTGATCTTCGCGGCAGTCCATCCTGTAGCGACTTCCTGTTCTAGCAGTTGCGTAACTCTCGGCAGTGACATGAAATCACCGCCTATTCAACGACAACAGCGTAAAGAGCCTTAGTGCCGTTATACGTGCCGCTCGAAGAATCGATTGTGCAAGATTCCACAACGCTGCCGACCGCAAGCGTCGGAACTACAAAAGACGTACCGAGAACGCTCAACAGACAATCGCCAGTCGCAACCTTGATCGGCAAACCGAGAGCCGTTCCGATACCCACCTTGATGGTGTCTTTCGTACTCTCAACAGCATCAACAACCCATCCAGCACCAACGACCGAGGTCACGGTCTTAAATGCTTTCTTTCCAGCTACAGGAGTTCCGGCGATAGGCGTGATAACCTCGCTGATAACCTGACCAAGCACGTTCGTACCAGTTACGGTAATCGTGCCCATAGTGTCAGCAGTTCCGCCCGCTGTGACAGTAACCGTGATGTTGCGCGGAACGTCCGGCTGCGCGGCGATGGTGTACGCGCCGACTTTCATGTCTGCGCTTACGACCACCTTGTCATCGTCCGCGACAATCGGCGTACCCATCGGAACAAACCGAGCCGCATAGTTCAAATGCTCATCCGAAAACTCCCTAAGAGCCGGATTTCGAAGTTTCGTAGTATCAATAGCCATAACGTTTCCTTTCATAGTAGGCGGGAGTTTTTGACGCTCCCGCCATTCGTTCCTATGTTGTTAGTTACGCAGTCGCAAGGCCGGTGATCGTGCCGTGCATTTCTTCTGCGCCATAATCCAAACCAACCTGCGAATACAAGAAACCGCCTTTCTTAGCGGTCGTGACAGCGGTTTCGATGTCCGCGATAACCTGTCCGTTGTACGGGCAGAACACGGGAGAAACCTTCGCCATGTCGGCAATGAGAACCGTGCCGGTCGGCATCTGCGGGTCGTACTGAACGCCGAGCATGCAGAAATCGGTTTCGATCTGGTTCACATTCACGCCACCTACATTGCGGGATTCGGGCGCGTAACCGTACAGGTCGGAGAGCTTTTGCTTCTGGAAACCATTGCAGAACAGAACCATGTTTTCCCATTCCGCGCCGTTCGTTGCCATTTCGAGCAGGAGCGCGTTAATAAGAGCCTTCGAAAGTGCGACCGAGCCAGCCGCAACAGTGCTGGTCGTGATAGCCTCGATGATGCCGCGCGTTTTCGCAACGGTAGAGGCGAGGTTCTGCGCAACGTAGCTACCCTGTAAGAACGAGTATTCAAGGTCAATCGCCATCTGTTTGAGAGCGGCAGCGCGCTGGAACGCGAGTTCGTCGCCAACAGGCTGTACGCCGTTCGCAATCGCCAGGCCAGAGATTTCACCGAACGTGGACTGCTTTGCAAAGCTGACCTCGTACGGGTATTTCATAATCTGGCAGGTATTATAGTCCTGCGCGCGGGTGTAGGTAATCGCAGTCGTGTCGCTGACGGAAGTCGCTTCGGACTTAACCGCCGTCGCCTGATCTGCGGCACGGAGCGCCCACGGCTGAGCGATCGGGAAGTTGAAAGAGCTGGAAACCTTGCCGCCACCAGTCAACCCGCCGATCATGTTGAGGAACGGGGTCTGATTCGCGCCGATGAGGTAGAGTTGCCCCAAATAGTTGAGGTCTTCGCGGTCAGTGTATGCCATAGAGTATTACTCCTTTAATTGTTTGATTTGTGCTTGAATCGCCTGCATAGCGATAACGTCCTTGCGCTTCTCCGCGTCTTCGTACTTCTGGATAAGAGCGGCGCGCGGGTTCGCTTCGCTTCTCGGCGGGGTCGGTACAGTCGGGTTCTTCGTGACGGTCGTTTCAACAAACGCCGCCCATTCGTTTGCAATCGCGGGCTTGACTTTATCGGCGTTCTTGATGCCGTTGTTCTCGTCAAACTCAACGCCCTCAAAGTCGGTAGCCAGTGCGACCTTCAAAATCGCGTCCTGCCGCTTTTCGCTTATGTTGCATTCCGTTAGGAGTGCGCGATATGCGGCTTGCTTCTTGCCGAGTGCTTCCTTGCCAGAAACCTCAGCAACGTACTGTTCGTGAGTTGCTTTCAACGCTTCGTACTTGGCTTTGAAAGAATCACCGTTGCCCTCTTTGGTCTTTTCCAGTTCAGCCTTGATTGCGGGTAGCTGTTCCGCATCGGTCTTGTACTGGTCGATCTGTTCTTTAAGGGCTGTTACGGTCTCGCTATGAGCGGTAATGATTTCCTCGATCTTGTCTTCGTCAAGACCAAGCGCTTTTAAGAATTTGCGAGTAAGTGCCAATTGTCTACACTCCTGTTCGTCGGCGGGGTTTCATCCCGTTCGGTAGTTTATATTTCAAACACATTCCCGTGTTCGATTCAAAGTAAAATGAGCCAGTCCGTTTCCGGCTCTGGCTCAAAGGCTCTGGCTCTTGTTAATATTTACATGATTCGTATGGACAGTACTTCCCGATTCTATCCGCACAGCTTCGGCAATCGTGCTCTGTGCGCATTTCCTCGGTGATCTTGGTAAGCAAGGATTCCAAAGCGATTTCGTGCTCTCGCTTGCATTTTTTGCACCAGACATAAACATGTCCGTTTCGTGTTCTGGCTATAAGTTGTCCGCAATCGCAACGAATGTCTTTTGATTCTTCCATGTTTACCCCGTGCATATTATAACACGGTTGTTTTGCGGTTGTCAACTATCCGTTTTTCATTTCGTCTTGCAAGATTTTACGGTATGTCTGCGAGTGATTCAGCGCGGCTGGACGCAGGTACGGCTGAGCTTTTTGCCTGCTTGTTCCAAGCTCAACGGGGGCGGCGTATTCGACGTTTGTACCCAAATATGCCGCCTTTTGTTCGACCGCATGGCTTATACTATTTCTAAGCCGCCCCGTCTTGACAGGACATAGTTTTTTCGCGTATCCCTCCGCAACCAGACCAATTTTTTCAAGCCCCCTATCCTCTGCGACGGGAAGCGCGGCAAGAACTTTCGCGCTGTTGTCTGTAAACTTTATACTACTCGCCACCGCGCGCTGCCTCCCATTCCGAATATGTCATGCTTGAAACAGGCTCTCCGCTGATGCTATCGCGCCTATACGCTGGCTCTAGTTCCGATATGTCAGCAACCGAAGAAATCATCGTACACCTGCAATTATGAGCGATTGCGTATTTGCCATTGCATTTTACGCCGTTTTGTGCTATACTTGAATTAACGAAATAATATCCGTTAATTGTTTGGAGGTTGTAAACATGGCATTTCGCAGAAACGACTTTGATTCTAACGACGTTATCGAAAGATATCTCGCCGGACAATCCGCAAAGAGTCTCTCCGCTGAATTCGGTTTCAGCAGGCAGGTTGTTTATCGTGTTCTGAATTGCGCCGGAATAACTCCGCGAAACAGGTCTGAATCCATGTACTTGAGGATGGCTCAAGCAACGCCGGAAGAAAGAAAGGCCCTTTCTCAAAACGCGCATGATGCAAAGCGTGGCGTTTCCAATTCCGACGAGGCACTTCACAAACGCGCGCTTGCCGGAAAAAGATTTATTGGAATATTTGAGCAAGATTTTATTGATGCGTTCAACGATGCTGGCATTCCAACGTTCCCGCAACAGCCGTTTCTTAGTTACAACTTCGACATCGGATGTGGGAATATCGCCGTGGAAGTTTACACGATTGGAGGAAACCCTATGCACAGACCTGAACTTATCAGGAGAACCATGCGATGTCTTGAGGCCGGAATGAATATCTTGTATGTCGCTCTCCCCGCAACCATTGGAGTTGTTCCCGATGTCTGCTATAGCGAGGCTATCAGAATTGTTAATGAGACCCGCCTTAACCCACCCTCTCCGTGTAAGTATTGGGTGATTGGGCGTGCAGGTAAAGTTTATTCCGAGGGAAGTTTCGATGAAAATTAAGTCGCCGTCGTATTCATAACGATAGCTTCTGACAATATCGCTGTCTGACGCTATTTTAGTTTCGCCAATAAAGCAACCATAAACGAGATACCCCGCCGCGTTCGGATCGCCCGGGTACATGATCTTGTCGCCCATCACCTCAAACGGTTCGTCAATGTCTACCTTTTGCCCGTCGAGGATTCGGTGTTCGTCGCGCGTGTGACCGTCGAGCGTTGCGAGCCATTCCTTTTGCAGTTTGATTCCGATGCTCTTTGCGTACTCGTAGGATTCCAACCTGCCCGCGTTCTGCGCTCCGGTCATTGCGGTTCGTGCGTTTCTGATCGCGCTTGACTTGTTCATGTCGGTGACGTTCATCAACCGCTGTGCGACTTTAGGAAGAGGTTCACCTTGCAGTATGCCCTGCGTGATTTCGCTCGCTATCTTTTGTTGATTCCAGCGAACGTCAGCGGGAATGTCAATCTTGGGCTTCGGAAGCAAACGCGGATCATCTCTAAGCAGACGCGCAACCGTGCGCTCGTCGTACAGCGTGAACTGTAGGTTCAATCCAAGCCCGTGCTCTAACTCGTATGCCGCAAAATTATGATTGATCGAAAACACGCGGTTCATTCTTTCGCCAATTGAGAGCGCGGTTGTCTGGTTGAGCGCGGAAACGTCACGCGCAAGCTGTTCTTGCAGTTCCGTCCAGCGCTTGCCCGTTGCGACCTGACCGATTCGCCATGTCTTGTATTCTTGCTCCGTGATCTTGCCAGCGTCCAGCAGTTCGCGCTTTGCCGCGTCCTTTGTTTCGAACTGCGCGAGATAATCAGCCGCTTTCCGTTCAACCTCTTTCGCCGCACGAGCATACTCGCGCTCGATTCTCTTTTCAAGCGCGGCAAGTTCTTCCTCGGTTAGTTTGTGCGCAAGGTCAGACAATTACATTCTCCTGCGGTTGGTTTTCTTCCTGCGTTGCTTGCTGTTGCGCCTGTTGTTCTTCTTGTGCGCGGTATCGGTCAACGTCCTCGTTCTCGATACGCTTCAATACCTCGTCGATTTCGTCAACGCTCACGATGCTCGGAGGCATCTTACGAATGATCGTTTCGCGGTCAAGATACGCGCTCGCCATTGCCAGCGTCTGCATTTCTTCAAGCGCGTTGGAAATTCTGTTTCTGTGGAACGTCGGCGTTTCGTCAATGCCGAGCAGACGCAAAACGCCCTGCATGAACTCGATCACCTGATATTCGTAATCGTCCGCGTTCTCGTCAAGCGGCTGATACGCCGCCCTGATCTCCGTCGCGGTCTTTGCCGCCGCGCTAATCGCGGAAACGTCCACCGCTCCGAAGTTCTCATAGATGCTCTTTCGCAATGATTCAAGGTATGTCGTGCGCGCTTGATACGGAACGTCCTGCGTGTACGGCGTTACAGACGGCTTGCTTTCGTCGCCCTCGTGCGTGCGCGCATCTCCGCCAGAAATGGAGACAATGTGCTTCGCCCTGATCTCGCTAAGCAGTTTAGCCTTTTCTGTATCGTCCATGCCATCCGCGCCCGATATAATCCAGTAGATGTACGCGCTTTCCTGCATGTCGTTGGCAAAGCCTGAGCATATCATGTCATAGCTGTCAATTGAGCACTTCATGCCAACAAGGGTGCTCTGCTTTAGTTCGCTCCCCCACAGTGGAACGATAGGCAAAGACGGATAGTTCTGCCCATCAACGAATTTCTCTCCATCGGCGGGCGTTTTCTTCACAATGCTCTTGTACGGTTCGGGCTTGTCGTTCTCGCGCTTGCTCTTGCCTTCGTTGTCAACGACAAACCTAGTAATCCCATCGACCGCATATAGCCATTCATGGAGCGGGTTATCATCCGAAACGTCTCCCACTTGCCAGAATCGCACGCCAGCCATGAGCGCGCCATTCATCTCGTCGTATAGCGGCGCAAACTCGGTCAGTCTGAAACAATGCAGTTTTTTGCCCGTCCAGTACCCGAACGCAACGCTGTGAATGAGCGCGGCATACCCGATCTTTTGCAGTTGGGAATCAAAGTCGGAACCAAGCCTGTCTTTCACGCTTGACTTATCAAAATACACGCCGTTCCCCAATAGATACTGGTTGCGCTGTGTGTTCAGTCTACGAAAGAAATTCGATGGTATCTTGTTGTTCGCGGCAAACGGGTCTGGAATTTCACGACCCAACACGGTTTTCATGGTTTTCTGAAACTCCATGATTCCCGTGTTCTTCTGACGGTCGTAAGCGTCTGCCTCGATAGCAGTTAGATACTCCGCGCTTGACTTGTGATCTGTTACGACCGCGTGAACTGCCGCCGCCGCGTCTTTGGAATATTCCGCAAGGAACTTTTGATAGGTGTACATCGATTACCTCACCAATCCGTTATGATTTTTTCTTGATTTGCCGCGCTTGGCTTAATCGGCAGATGCTCGTAGATTCCAGTCGTCGCGTCCTGCGCGTCGTCGTGCGCGTTCTTTCCGATGCGCTGATACCGCAGCATGTCGCGGTGATACTCCGGCCAGCGACGCTCCCAACCTTTAGGAAACCTCAGCCGATTCATTACGCCGGTGCTTCCGGTCAGGATGCGCGCTTCCTTGTTCTTCGTTTGCGTGAAAAACTTAAATCTTGTCGTGGTGTTCTTTGGATCGAGTTCTTCCATTGCGATTCTAGCAACGTTTCTGCCCCAACCCCTGCCGCCATTGTTGCTCTCAATCCACATGTAATTCACGTTGTCTTTTGTGACCATTCGCGCGACGGCTGGTTCGGTCTTTTCCATGCTATCCTGCGTGTAAATCACATCGATCAAATAGCCGATTCCTTTGCTGTCAATCGCGCAGTCAATCGAGGTTAGAAAGTCGTCGCCCTCGTCTGCCGTGTCGGTGTAGTTGATGATCTCCACGATGTCGTCCGGCAATTCGTCGTATTCGCCCAATGCCGTGTACAATCGCCCAACCATATCAATCGGTGACTGATTGTAGTTCGCTTCTACGATATCGCGCCCCATGTCGCTATTAAATAGGTCTTGATACTGCGCGTGGGTCATGATAGCGTCGCAGAGCATCCCGTGGCCGTCCCACGCGGCGTAGGACAAGAGTTTGTATGTCTTGGCTCTGTTTGTACAGTCCACTATCAAACGCCCTGCTAGATCATCTGTAGCCCATCTGGTTTGAACGACAATAATCTTGCGCTTGCCCTCGCGTCTGCTCAAAAGCGTGTCCGTGAACCAGCGCCAGTGATTGTCCTTGATCGTTTCGTTTCGCGCTTCGTACTCGTTCTTGATAAGGTCGTCGATTAGAATGAGGTCTGCACCAAATCCCGTTACAGTTCCGCTTGGCGATGTTGCAAGATAGCTATTTGTTTCGTTGCCCTCAATTCCCCAAAGGTTCGCCGCCGCGTCGCCGCGCTTTACGCGCGTGTTTGGAAATACCTCATGATAAACGATTCCGCTATCTGCCGCTGATTCTTGTATCTTGTTCCTAACCGCTTTCGAGAACACCGTGGAAAGTGTTTCGTTGTACGAGCCCGTTACAATCTTGTCTTTCGGATAATTGCCAAGCACCCACTGTACAAACAGCGTCGCAGTTCGGCTCTTGCCGTGTCGAGGCGGAGCGCACACAACCAGCAGTTCCTCTTCGCTTTCGTAGAACGCTTGGAACGCGTCGCAACATTCGTGCAGATACGTTCTATCGTCCATGTAGAAATCGGGTGCAAACAGCTTGCAGTAATCCCAGAATGATTTACGGGCAAGCGCAATCTTGCAAGCGCGTTCGTTAAATTGCGCCATTCTCGTGCATCTTCAACAGTTCACGCAACTGCTCTGCCGTGAGTTCATCGTATGGCGTATTTACGTTCGCCGTGAGAACCATACTTTCCGTTGGCTTTTCTCCCACGGTATCGCGCACGGTTTCAAACGCCCGCGCAACGCTACCAGAGCTATTGCCTTCGGTCGCTTCACGGATTAGCGCAAGGCTCATGCGCTCTTGAACGCCTTCAGCAGAAAGAAGCGCAAGAAGTTCTTCGCGCAAGGTCTTTCGCCTGCGCTTCGCCTCGCCACTTGCAATGCCACCAAGCCGCCCGACTTCTCGCGCTTTTGTCACGGTAAAAGGTGTAAGATTTTCGTCATTCGCCAAACATATCACCTCAAAAATAAATACAAAAACAAGCGGATATAACTACCCGCTTGAATTTTATCACGTTCGCAATTGATTGTCAATTACTTCTTTTTCGCGTTCTCATCAACAGTATGCGCAATCGCGGCACAATATCCTTTGTCCGCGTTCTTAACCCGGCAGTTCGCATACGCTTTCTTTCCCGCCGCCGTTGTGACTCCAAGAGGCGCGATAAACCAATCGCCATTATCCGCTTGAACAACCGTGCTCATCGGATAACCGAGCTTCTTTGCTCTGTCAATTGCTTGTTGTTTTGTTTCTGGCATTATTTCTCACCATCCTTTCCAAGCAGCTCCGCGAGGTCGAGCAATTCTTCTGATCCAAGCCAATTCCACGCCTCGCAGCGAAGCGAACCCATGTTTCCGGCGGTTGGCAACGTTGTACTTTTTGTCGAAAATTTCAATTCGCTCGGAGCCTTAAATACTTTGCTCACTCCGACCGAATACAATGCCTTCCAGAACGCCATCTGCGCCTCCGTGAATCGCGGCGGGTCGGTGAGGTCTAGGAGCTTTGGAATCTCTCCGCACACTTCCTTGTAAGGACATCCCGTGCAACATTTTATTCGAGTCTTGCACTCGTCCTGCATCTCGCCCAGCGTTATATCGCGTCTTGGTTTCATGTTATTCTCCTATCTGTTGTCGGTTTCAAAGTTCATATAGTCCTGATTGTGCGCATAACGCTTGCTACTTCCGTTTCGGTATTCGTGCGAATGGTAAACGTCTGTGCGCCTTGCAATCTCGCGCTGTGCGGCATACGCTCTCGGCGTTCCGTTTCCGTTCTTGCGTTTTTCCAGTGAGAGTATAAACAACTGTTCGTCAGTTTCGGCGGTTAGGTCGCGTGGTTTCATTCTGCGCCTCCGTCCTGCTCTGAATGGCATCCAGCTAATCCCGTCTGCATCCAACATCGAATGCACAACCAGACGGACGGAAGTTTACTTATCTTTCCATCCTTTACTGTCGAGATCGAAAGAACAGTATAGCTAGACCCCGCTAGATTCTTTCCGCATTTGTCGCAAGTGATCGTTGTTTGCTTTCCCATTATTTCCCCTCTCCTTCCGGCTTGGCGCGGTAGGCAAGCCATGCACAGGCGCTCAATTTGCCGCTTAACTCTCGCAAATTGTAGTTCCATCTTTCTGGCCGTTCCGCAGACCGTCCGAATAAAACAGAATCGTCATAGACTTCTTCGATAATGTCCCACCCGTCAAGCCCGCAACATTCGCCTATTGTCCACACTGGTTCGCCAACCATGCCGGATAATTCTTCCCATGTCAGCGGCTGCGGGTTAATGCGCTCCCGCTCGGCTTGCTCCGCGCGGGCTGTGAGTGCGCAAATGTCCTCGACATACTTCTTGCTTGTCTGCTGCGCATACCGCTCGTGGAATGCTTTGAATGTTTCGAGGTCGCGCTCCAACTGTTCGAGGCGGGCGGCGGCAAGCGATTCGATTTCTTGACCGCTACAGAGAACGCAACCAATTTCCGTGTTCTCAAAATAGCAATCCTTGCACTTGTCAACATCTCCTTCGCATCGCAACGCCTTCACGATCTCCTCCGTTGTCGGCTCATTTCGCTGTTCCATCGCAGAAGCGGACAACATGTTAACGGTCGGCATTATCTCATTTCCTGCAGAACTTCCGTCGTTCCATTCCATCGGTTTCAGCTCGTCCATTTCATTCGCCATCCTCGATTTGTAGTAGCGCGTTCACGATTCGTCTGCGAACGTGACCGTCCTTTTCGCGCACCTTCCGCTTTTCAAGTCCACAAACGCGTAGGATTTTGTCAAGTTGTTCGCCTCGAATTTTGCGCTTGGGTAAGATGCGCTCAAACAGCCACCAGATGGAATAAGCCATTTCATTCACCGCTCTTTTCGTCGTCTGGTTCGGCTTCCGGCTGTTCTCTATCGAGGTCGAGCATCACGTCTGGGTCGTAGTCGTCCGGCTCATAATCCCCGCCGTTGAGGGCACTCGAAAGTACCGACGCGCAGAACACCTTGTCGGCGCACATCTTTTCGTATAGCGTCATTCTCTCACGCCTCCCCGCGGTACGGCTTCGGCGCTGGCATCCATGCGAGTATTGGTAGATTCTTTTCATATCCACTCTGCCAACCGGCTGAATCATGCCACGCAAACATTACATCGTTTCCGTATTCATCCGCTACAGTGGCAAGCACCGTTTTGTGTTCTTCCGGCAACCCCACCGAGCACGGTGTCCAGTTGGCGGGCGGCTCGATGGTTGGGGCGCGGTTGATTCGTCTCTTTACAACGTCGCTTGATCTGCACGTCGTACATCTCCAATGGCACTGGATATCGTCATATAGCGCGTCTGCGTCAATAAGCCTCATGCTCACACGTCCTTTCCGTCCTCCGCGCTCGCGCGGGTCTGCTCCAGTATGTTGCCAAGCCATTCATCCGACGCAAGATGAACTGTGGCGATCACGTCATCATCATCATCGCGCGTTTCGAGATCACGATAATGGGCGTTCCATGTCGCAAGTCGCGCGAGCAAGGTTTCGGAGGTCGCGCCCGCTTTCATCCAGCGCTTAGCCCATGCGTCCCATTGATGCATGTACGGCGTTACCGTGATAAACTTTGCGTCTCGCCTATTAAGCTCGTCGCGGATTTTTTCGTTGAGCGGAATGAGGATATACCTATAGGCATTGCGGGATTTCTCCGCGATTACTCGATCAACAAACGATGCAATATCGCCCTTGCAGTCCAGATCAAGGCAGAACGTCGAACCCCCCTTGTTCTGCTCCGTGCTGAACGTCGTGCGCCCGATGCCGGGGAAACAGCAGATTACGTCAGTGTCGGTGTAGATCATGCGCTCTCCATCTCCTTTCGCAGACTTTCTTTGATGTAATAGTTCAACCTGTGCTGGACACAAATTTCTTCCGCTTCGCGTCCGAATTTGTCCCAGTCGATAGTGGATGGGTGATAGTTCAGCTTCCCGATGCGATACATGTCGAACCAATAGCCCGATACCTCCGGAGTGAGTAGATCGAGCGCGTCCCTCGCGTCAAGCACTGGCTCTATTGAAACCCATCGCTTCGCAGGGCATAAAAGCGTTGAAAACAATCTTTCCGATGGCGGAGCGGCGTTCGGCTCGTACATGCTTGCGTCGTTCGGAATTGTTCTGTCTTCCGCCGGATATCCACAGTACGTCACGCCGAACCAGTCATTTTCGTCAAGAAGATCAAAGTCGCGCTCGGCGCGTCTACCGCCTTTTGTGAGAATCTGAACGTGATTTCCGTGCCGCTTGAGCAACTTTATAATCTCCCTTGTTGCAGACGTATCAATCTCGGCGGGGTACGGGTCGCAGGTGAAACAAAGATGGATCAGCTTTCCTTTGATCTGCTCTTTGTCGAGTTGCCTTTTGACTTCCTCAACGATTTCATCTCGCGGCTTTATGTCGGTCGAAAACGCTTCTTTTGTCTTGTGCAGGACGTTCGGTGCGAAACAGTAATAGCATCCGTGATTGCATCCCGTGTATATGTTGAGCGCAAGATCGCCGTATTCTTTTGCCTTCCCGCTTGGTTCGTAAATCGGTGGTTTCATTTTCCCGCCTCCTTCTTCATCCTGCGCCGCTCGCGACGCGCCCAACGATTCCAGTATCTGATCGCACCGTTTTCAGTAAAGAACCACTTTCTTTTCATCGAATGGTCTTTGTCGAGCATCAGCCGAAAGCCGCGAACGCGAACGTAAAATATCCACTTTCCGAACCATCTGGAACTTCGCCATATTTGCGGGACAAACTCGCACTTCGGGCAGCTCTCAATCTTCATGCGTCGCTCCTTTCGTCCATGTGCGCGGGAACGGATTCGTAAACGAGCGCATGCAAATATGTTCTAAGCCTATCTTCAATAAATCCATCAATCGTACCTTCTTCCGGGTTACACGCATCAATAAAGTTGTCCAGATCAAGCGCTCCCTTTTCGTCAAACGTTGTTCTTTTCCCGACCGGCTCAACGTCGGCGGCGGGAAATCGCGCAACCAGTCTTTCAGCGTTCACGCCGATTGTCTCAATGTGTTTCTGTATTTCTTCCATCAACGCCCCGCGCTCGATGTACTCTGTCATTGGTCTGCTCCTTTCGGCTCGTGGGCGTATGGCTCCCAATGGATCGACGCAAGCCCTTTTTCAGCGTCGAGCGCGACGATTCGACCAGTTACGATCTCTCCGATCTTCCGCGTTCCCGTAAGCGTCAGCGGATCGTTCTGCTCCTGTGCGCGGAGGGCGGCCTCGCATAGTTCAAGGCGATTGGCGAGAAGCCGTTCCAGATTGTCGCACGGCTTGTGTTCGAGCGGGCATCCGAAACAGTTGTAATATTTCGGGTCTGCAAAACAAAACCGCGCCGCACCTATAAGCTCTTCCGACGTATACGAAACAGGGGTGTGCTCGCTTTTCCGTTCCGCTTCACTCATGGGTTTCGTCCTCCAGTATGGCTCGGCTTATATGCTCCGTTTTGTCTCTGAGCTTTAGTTTTTCAGCTTGTTTATCTGAAAGCTCAATTACTGCTGTCCTGTATGACGGCGTATCATCCGCATAAATCAAAGGCGCGTCATCTCGAATAATTACGGTTAGCTTCATCGTTATTCTCCCTTCCCCGCAGCGGCGGATTTCCGTTCGACGCGTGGCTTGAACCCGCCATAACTTCGTGGTATAAGCCGCAGGGGAATTGACTTATAAAATTGCAGTTCGCAGTTCATGTCATGTCGCCTTTCTCCGGCGCGTGCTCCGGCTCGCGGGCGATAGGCTTTCCGCAGTGGCCGCAAAATTCGTAGCTTGCGTCCTCAATGAGCTTTCCACACTTCCCGCAATATTCTTCGTCTTCCTCATATGGCGAGCTCGTCGGGAATTCCTTCCCGCAGTCAGGGCACGTTACATACCCATACGAGCCTCTGTGTCGCCGGATTCTCTTCGGAGGAACCGGCTCGTTCTGCTCCTGCGCTCGGAGGGCGGCGTTCTCTTGTTCAAGCGCATAAATCTGGTCTGCAAGATTTTCTCCGTTGTCGCAACACGGCGCATAATCCACGCCATTGCATGCGTTGCAGACAACTGGCGACTTCAACGAGATTACACCCTCGCTGTTTTTGAACGTGATCGCTTCACTCATGGGTTTCGTCCTCCTTCCCCGCAAGCGCGGCTTCGGCGGCTTCGTGTGTGTCAAAATCGCGTCCCATTAACCACCCTGCGAGATTGTAATATACGATCATGTATCGTCCGTTCTTCGCTTGAAAAACCGTATCAAGCACCACCACGCGCCCCTCGCGCTCTGCGGCGGCGAGTTCAAGAACGCGCTTGGCGGGAATACCCTTAAAAATCTCGGTGACCTGTTTAAGCGTTACGGCTTCTTCAAGTCCGCTCATTATCGACTCGTAAACTTCGCTCATTCCTTTTCCCCTCCTTCGCACGGGCTGGTGAGTGGCGTTCCGCACATTGGGCAATGCGATACGATTATCCCTTCCGTTCCGCATTTTCCTTCGGAGTAAAACAGAACGTTTTCGTCAATGTAAAACCCGTGATGGTTCTCATGTCCATTGCAGAAGACGCACCCGCTCTGCGCTCCGTGCGCCTTCGCGTGGCTCTGCGCCTTGATCTGCGCGATTGCGGCGGCGATGTTCAGCGGTTCGGGGTCTGACCAGTGAACGCCTATCTGTGAGTTAATTCCAAGTCCGATAATTTTTTCACACCCCAGCCCTCCGACCCATGTAGTCGTATTTTTAAACGGCTTTGCGGTATATGCGTAAACCTGTTCGTTCCAGTCTTTCGCAATCCACTCATAACCACTCTTCGCAAGCCGTTCCAGCTCCGGCAGGTCGCTCTCTTTTAGCTCAAACATCGGCGGCTCCTTTCTTCGTCGGCTCGTCGGCGAGGTAGTCATGGCAGTTGTCTATTTGGCATTTGTTTAGTGGACGCTCCATAAACAGACAACAATCTCCGTCTTTTTGACACGTATTGCACATGCAATCCGGACAAACCATTCTGCAGAACTCTTTATGCTTCCCGCGCTTCGGTTCGCTCATGGGTTTCTCCTTTTGTACTCGCGCTCCGCCCGCTCGTCCGTAATCTTCGCCAGATGCAGCGCGCGAAACGTGAATAGATACGCCAGCACAACAACAGCAATAATGATGATTTTCATAATTCCTCCTTAAACAAAAACCGCCAAGCAGTTAGTGGCCTGCTTAGCGGCTTTTATGGGATTGGTGGTTTTCGCGCTCGGTAGTGAGCCACTAACAACACCACCGATCCTACAGCTATTTTACCATCTAGGCCGCTCCGTGTCAATACCTGCGTACAAAATAATTCGCGTCCCTGCCGCCTTTGCGTGATCTCTTTCGACCTGTGCGCCCGCTGACCATCTCCAGCACGGCAGCATGCAAATTGTATCTGCAAGTTCAACCATCGTGATATCAATGCGCATGTGTTCCGATTCCTTCAGATACGGCGGTATCATCGTTGGTGAGATCACGTGATACCCTAGCGATTCAAGCACCATTTGCGCACTGGCAAACTTTTCTTGATAGTTCGGGTCTGACGATATCGCGCCCGATATGTAAACGACTTCGTGCTTATGCTTCAAAGGTTAAGCCCCCCTGCTTGTAAATTTCCTGCGGCTCAAATAGCGGCGTTGTCGCTTGCTCTTTCGCTAGTCGCTCTGATGCCGCCTTGTAATAGTCCGCATCAAGTTCGAAACCCCAAAAGTCAAACCCCATCCTATGACACGCTATAAGGCTTGACGCGCTTCCTACGTGCGTGTCGAGAATCTTGTCGCCGCGTTTGGCGTAGTTTTGAAGTAGCCATGTGTATAGGGCAACGGGTTTCTGGCATGGGTTTATTTTTCCGTGATAGTCACCCATTGCAAGTGGATCACGCATAAACATTCTTGCGTTTGCGTTAAATGAAGTCCACGCAAGCTCACATTCAGCGTATGTTCTACCTTTGAATCCAGATCCTTTATCCCATATTAAAAAACATCGAGTCGGTGGAAGGTCAAAGTAATTTCCACCCCATATGATTTGATTTTCCGATATTCTAAAAAGTTCCTGAAAATACTCTGCGTCTGGAATTGCTCTGTCCCATTGTTTTTTTGCTAGATTATTTTTGCCTTTATATCCTACATTTCCACCATCCATACCGATCCCATACGGCGGGTCAACCAAAGCCAAATCCACGCATTTATCAGGCATTGTCTTCATATACTCCATGCAGTCTCCGTTTATAAAAAGACTTCCTGCCGTTTTCCAGTCAATATCAATCATATATTTTCAAACCATTCCGCTTCTCTTTCAAAGTCTGAAAAGTATCTCGCGCTAGTCTTATACGGTTCAAATCCGTCCATAAGCATTCTATTGACTGTTGAAACGTGAATTCCTGTTCTCCTCGCTATTTCCGACTGGCTCTTAATTGTTTGGTGCATTTCCTTCACAAGTTCAAAGTCTTTAATTCCTTTTTCGTCCCTATGTGTTCCCCTGAGCGCATCGACCCTGATGTTTATTGTTTCTGGCATATCTCTTGCCACCAAATACCCGACCCTCTTTGTATCAAGACATACGAGCGCAAATAAATCAATATCTCGTTCGTCGTATCTTGTTTTTCCGTTTTTTCCTGCTCTCTTGATGTTGAAAATATAAGCGTTGCTTTCGCTTGCTCTTTGCGGAATAATCCTAGGTTTTTCTGTTGTTTTAACCTGAATTCTTAAAAGTTTTTTTCCGTTATCCATCACAACATCAAACGGAAGTCCCTGCTCGCTCGGAAAAGCAACAAATCCTTTTAATATTAAATCTGCACAAGTGAGATATTCTCCGGCTTTCCCAATCTGCAACATATCACTGGTTCTCATAAAATCACCTCAACTTATTATATCACTAATACGTTGAGGTGTCAATGGCAATGTTAAGTTTTTCCTCCAATATCTCCACGATCCGCGCACCGCAGTCTGCCTTAGATGTAAACTGCCAATCGATACCGTATTTCTCCTGCATGACCTTCATCCTTGCGTACAGCTCTTGGCTCGTCAACGGCGGCTTGTCTGGTATCTTAACGCTTAGGCTTTTTCCGCACTGGTGAGCGTGTTTGATCTTCTCCCAATATCGACGGCGCGGGTTCAACCAGAGCGGAACTTCCGGCAGCTGGCGAATCCAATCCTCCTCAACCAAGATCACAAGTTTGATCTGGTTTCTCCGCGCCCGCAGGCATTCATCACGGAAGCGCTCGTGATCTTGCACAAGGTTGCAATAGACTTCTTGTAGCGATTGCTTTCGGTCAACGGTAATTCGGTCGTTTCCGTGCGCCATATAATCGCCTACATCAAGCGTTACCTTGCGAATGTACTCAATCCCGTTCGCGTCGAACCAATCAAGCACGTGCCGATTCTTGCCATCGTGTTCGCGGCTGTCTACTTTCACTATCATTTCATCAATTCCTTTCTGTTACCAAATGTTACCGCTAATGTTACCGCTAAAAAGCCCTATTTATGCGGATGTTACCGCTGTTACCGCTGTTACCGCAACAAATATTTCTACGCGCGAGAGTGCGTGTATTGCAACCGTTTTTCGTCCGCTATGTGTGTGTCTCGCGCGTATAGTGTATTAAAACCTCGGAAACGCGGTAACAGCGGTAACATGCCCTAATTTAGGCACTTTTAGCGGTAACACAATCGGTTACAAGCGGTATCATTCTTCATAATTTGCGGTATCAATTTGCTCCATTAGCATCGGAAGGTTCAAACACACACATCGAGCAGGCGAAGAAAGCCCTGCGATTCGTTTAACCTTGGTGGTTCTACCTCCGTCGCACTCGATCTTTCCCTCTCGTTTCGCCCACGAAAGAAACGCCGTTGGATTAAAACCAGCCTCGTTCATCTTAGCGTCAAACATGCCCTTAATAAAAAAGATGTGTTCGCTGTCAGAACATCCCCAACACTCTCCGATGTAATCACCCGTATTTGTATTCGGCTTGAACCGCGCGGGATTTGCAGAAACGAGGTCGAGTATCCAATCAAACGCGCGCTCGTTCGCAGAAACCTCGGACTTGTTGGCGAGAAACGGAATAATGTCCGATACGGTCAGGTTGCGCCCATCGTGGAATAGGAGAAGGTCTGCCGCTTGATCTGCCGCAAGAATAAGACTGGACGCGAGTGCTTGCTTTTCGGTCGTTTCGCTTGCAAGCAGTTTGTCGTAAAATCCGCGCTGGATTTCCTTTGCCGTATCCATAATGGCGGCAATTCCGTCAATGAAGATTTTTCCCGCCATTCCGTAGTTTTGAGAAACGCAAGCGACTACGTGATGCGGATCGTCAAAAAGTTTCTCGTCGTGACAGTCAATGTCCAAAATGCGATTAACCGCACCGCCTCCCGAAACGCTAGTGCAAATCGGCATTTCTCCCGTAGTGATGATGCAGTTCTTCCATGTCTGGATTCGTTGCAAACCGCCCGTTTTCGCGCCGCGATTTCGTCCAATACCCTCTGCCAGCATATAAACGGTTGATTCGAAATCGTGCCGCTCTTTGAGCACTTGCAACTCATCAATACAAAGCGGAAGCGAGTTGATAAACCCTGCGCGCATTTCCAGACCTACGCTAGTGCTGTTGAATGTGCTGATGTACTCTCCCATCGCCGGATTCGCCCAGACCGACGCGGCAAGCATCAGCCCAACGGTCTTGCCAGCTTCCGTGCCGCCCCATACGTGGAGAAAAAACGGCAACCCACCAAGCGGGTTCACCAGTACGGAAGCGAACGACGCGGCGAGCATCAGGCGCGCAACAACGCCGCCCTTACGGATTTCACGCGCGCAGTCGAGCCACTTCTCTAAATCGCCATGCGGTTGAACCGATTCGAAAATGCTCTTAAAGCATAGGTCGCCGTCAAAGCGCAGGTTCTCAACGTACGGCGAGAAGTCGCCCGATTTTATCCAGCCAAGTCGCCCTACGCTGTTTGCTTCCTCGATTTTGTCATAGTTCATCTCCTCTATGTCGGTTAGGAACTTCACCAAGTCCGGCGCGTTCTGGCTGTTCACGCCGATTCCGTACATGGCGAGATCGATTATTTTCTGGCTTGACGAAAGCATCCGCTTGTCGCAAATGATCGTTCTCCATCCGCGCCCGCGCCTGTACGCGATCTCGATTTTGACCTCTCCCGTATCGACGTTGACCAGTCGGCGCAATGGCAAAATCGCATGACTGACCACAACCACCGAATTGCCAAACTTATCCATCTTGGAAATTCCGTATTCGTTACAGGTGTATTCGCCGCAGAGCAGCTCGATGGGCTGGTCTAAAAATTCCGTTGACGGTTCAAGGCTTCTTCCGCTCTTTCTCGCTTGTGCTTTGCAGTAGGCGTTATAACGCTGAACGAAGTTTTTCACACCAACCTTTGCCGCCGCAATCCTGATCTTGTCGCGAAGAATAGTTTCCCGCAACTCTCCTTGCGATTTTTGAGCATACAGCCACGCGTATGGCTCGTTTTTGTCATAATCCTCCGCGCTCCACGCCGGAACATCCTCGACCGGAACGGGCGCTGGGTTATCTGCTTGTATGGTGATCGTACCCTTTTGATATTTCAGCGCTGATTCGATGATAGTCTGTACTTCTTCGTCGTCAAGCGGCGGTTGGCATTTGGTTTTGTTTTCTGTTTCAATCGCGCCAGCAATCGCGCTGTCCGAAAGTCCCTGCTGTTGCAAACTGCATGCAAGTTTGAAAAGCGTCTGGTTGCGCCCGCCTTGAATAATCGTACAGCCAACGTTGATACGTCCGGCACGTTCCTCAACCGGAACAGTCGGAAGAATAAAATCTAAATCGTCTTGACGATACGTGCGTTCCGGGTTAAACTTGACGCACTCGACCATCACCGGCTCGCCCTTGCAATGGTAAAACCCCGGCACGCGCATCACACGGCTCTCGTTTTTGCAAACGGGGTCTCCGTGGAACTGCGCAATCAAACGCCGCTGGAGGTCGCGAAAGCGCGTAATGTCGCCGTCACGCAATAGCCAGTAACAGTGCAAGGATTTTTTAGTTTTGACAATGATTGACGGTTCAAGCGCAAACTCCGCAACACGCAAAAACTGCTCATCAAAATCCACATCGTCCATTTCGACAAATTGCGCCTTTGCAATTTTAACGTCCGCGTCATTGTTCCCGCCGCCGTTCACGACAAAATAGATGCCGCACTTTCGATCGTTTGCCGCCTTTAATGTTTCGTATTCTGTCTCCCAATCGTCCACGTAAACCGTCCTGTTGGACGCTTCGCGCGTCTTTTTCGTATCGTCGAAAGCGCGAAAAAAAACAGGTTCGGCGGGAAAGTCGTGAAATGCAGACAGAAAATCAAGCGGCGAAATTTTTAGGTCGTTCATGTTTTACCGCCTTGCATTTATTTTGCTTGTTCGCCTTGCTTAATTCTGTCTACCTCTGCTTGTTCAATTCTAAGCGTCGTACCGATTCGTACAACACGTACGCGCCCTGCACTTATCCAGTTAAAAACGGTTCTTTTTGTGACGTGGAATTGATCTGCAAATTCTTGAATGGTAAGCATTTGTTCACCTCTATTCATTGCTTTTCATAATTTTACATCATCTGCCACTTATTTGTCAATAGAAAAAGCCGCGATTTCTCGCGGCTTCGACGTTTATTTTTTCAGAACGGAATTGTGCTGGGGTCAATGCTCGTGTACGCCGGTTCATTCGTTTGCGGTTTTGCCACGCGCTTGATTTCGGGAACCTTGAACGCTCCCTTGCGAATGGAATCAACCGAACGAACCTGTGCCAGCTTCGCAATCACCTTGATCTCGTTGTTTTTGTCGATGTATTCCTCGTCGCCAAACACGCCGCCGAACTTTTTTCCGATCAACGTGCGCTCGTCAAAGTTGAACTTGTAGCCGGGGTTGGATTCCTCGATTGCCGTAATCATGCCCTTGAACCACGGCGAACAGTTTCCGTCTGCGTCAACCGTTCCCTGCCGATAGATGCCGCGCCAGTCGCCACCGAACTGCTTCTGTAGGCCGTCGAAATATCCTTTCTCGTCTCCTTCGGCAATGTCGTATTCCAGCATCAGCATGGGCTTGCCGGATGATTTCGCCGTTCCTTCGTAGGCGTTGACGATCACGCAGATTTTTCCACCCGGCGTAAGCCGCGATCCGTCGCCAGTGAATGCCTCGGTTGTGTCGTAGTTACTTGGTTTGTTCATCATGCTTTTTAGCTCCTTTCAGCTCATAAAAGTTTCTGATTGCTTGGTCAACCGCTTTGAGGTCGTTGTCGATTTCCAGCGACGGGAACATATCAATCGGACTTTTCGCCACGTCATAGCCGCTGGTCTGCGTCATAAAGACATGCTTCTGCTGATCTCCAACGCACCGCAGGACAATTGTAAACATACCCTCCACGTTTACTTTTTCGTCCAGCAATTTTCCGATGGTTTTGGGCTTGATGTTTCCTGTGTCGCTTTCATCCTCGTGCATAAAGAAATACACGATTTTTTCAGACGGAAGATTTTGAATGGACGTAATCAGCGTATAAAACCGATCTGCCAGCTCGTTGTAAAGTTGGAAAACCGCGTTTCCACCGCCAACGTTTGCATGGCGCGTCATAAAATAGTCGGTGATGAGGTATCCCGCATCATCAATTACAATGCTGTCTGCTTTCGATGCCGCAAGGATACGCTGGATTTCTCCGTAATCGCGCGTTTGAACGGTCTGTAACCCGCTCCGAAACGGGAGCGGCTTTCCCATGACGTTGATTACGCCAACCTCGCCCGGTTTGAAATTTCGCAACGACGCGCTCTTGCCGCTTCCGCTTTTGCCGATAACCAAAACTGGTATTGCCATTTTTTCACCTCTCTCTTATTTGATTTGCAGATTTTCGCGCTCAACCAACTGAACGCCGAGGATTTCTTCTCCCGCTTTGATCGCGTCTGCAATCGCCTTGCGGTTCACGGTCGGCTCGGAGTAGCTGAGCAGTTCGTCGCGCTTGCCTTGATTGTAGCGGATGAAGTCGGCTTCCGGCAGGACAAACTGTACGGCACTGGATTTTCGCCACGACAGTTTCACGCGCGGGGTTTCGAGCCTTTGACCATCTCCAAGCATTGACGCAAGGTAGCCTTTCAGACTTTCCGCTTTTGATTCAGCCGACTTGCGCCGTTCGGCGAGCGCCTTTTCTTCGGCTTTGATAGCCTCCGCGTCGCTTTCGAGATTCTTGATCCAGAGCGCCATGTTTTCCAGCTTGGTCTCGCGCTCCATCGTCAACTGCTCGAATGCTTCAATGTCTGCGACCTCGCCAGTTTCTGGATCAATTAACGCTGTGATCGATTCGTTGATCTCGTACAGGTTCATGCCTTCACCCTCCGCAGCGTCACCGTGTCCGTGTCCTTGTTCGCGTCGGCGAGCACAACGTCGCCAGCTTTCCAGCCGAGCAAGCGCACGATTTCGGCGGGAATCTTGACTTCCGTACCACCGCCGTGCTTTTGTAATTTAGGCAAACAATCGCCCCCTTTCACCGATATTATAAACGATGATCGGGGGCTTGTCAACGTTATTTTTTCTGTTCTTTCAGCCAGTCCGCGAAGTCGCTGGAATCGTCGGACAGATGTGAGTGGATGAGCGCCTTGAATGCAAGCGGGTGCTCCGTGTGGAGCTTCAGCACCGCCATGTACAGGAGCGCGTCGATTTCCTCCGGCGATAGCACCTTTTCATAGAGCGCGTTGATCTTGATAGTCGTGGGACGTTCTGCGCCGTACCGCATGGAGTTCTCAAACGTTTCCGCTTCCGCTAAGCACTTGTCGCAAACACCCCAGCGACACTCTTCGTCCGGCACTTCCTCGCCGCAGAGGTCGCAGACAACCATTTCCGGCTCGTCAAGCTCCGCGCTTCGGGCGGCGCTGATTCCGTCGCCGCCCATGACCATTGGGTTTTCCTCGTTCATGCTTTCTCCATCTGCTCAAAATATAGAGCAAGTGCCTTTTCGATTACGCTTTGTACGCTTGCTTGCTTGCCATCCGTCCCAATCAACCGCCTCGCTTTATGCATACGCCCTTCTTGCGTTTCTTCCAGCCAGAACGTGTGTTTATAGGGTTTCGTCCTAAACTCGCGTACAGGGCGCGTGCGGCGGTCTGGCGTGATGCCGTTTGCGATCTCCTCCGCTTCGGGGACGCGCATGATGCCGTACCTATCCGGGTATTTGCATTTGGAATCGAGTGGCTGATCGTATCGAGGGAAAACCGCGCGGATTGCCTTGATTCGCTGTTTGCCGTTCACGGGGTTTCACCGCCATCGAGCTGGTTTTCAAGCTCGATCATCGGAACCCAGTAGGCTACATCATCAAAGCACCCCGATTCGTCACGTGGAAGATGGTCGTAACTGTTAAACTGTTCGTTCTTGGTAGAATACCCGACTTCGGTAGCATCGTAAAGAACACCCCCATCTGAGCGACTAATAACCAGAACGTCCATGCTCTTTTCCGGCAGTCCGTCTACCGCAACCTCGCGGAAATTCAATGTGATCTGTTTCATGCTTCCTCCTTAAAAAATCCCGATGAAGTGCGTGAAATGGTCGGCAACCGCCGCGACCATCCAGAAGGCGATCCATACGACGGTAAAAACGGCGAGCGCCAGCGGAAGTTTATCGCGCATTTTGAGCGCCCGCCTTTTTAGCCGCCTTTGCTTCCAGCACGGCGACGGTCTTTTCGTTCGCTTCCGCAACAGTGTTTTCGGCGTGACCGATTCGCAATTGCAAATACGATAGGATTTTGACGAACTCCGCGTGCTGTTTCTCGATGCTTCCTGTGCCGTTCGAACGAACGTTCCCTTTTCCGTCAATCCAGATTTTCATTCAAGCGCCCTCCATCACTTTCTTTTTTTCTTGTAGATGTACTTATTGGTTCGCGTCCGCGCCTCGATGTAGTAGTCGCGCACGAGCGTGTCCTTTCTTTTCTTTCGGTCTTTGAGGTCGCGTACGGTACGCTCGGCCATTTCCGCGCTAGTCGGTTTCATCTGGCTTGACCCCCGTCGCGTCCTTGATCTTGCGCTTTGTTTCTTCGGTGGCGACATCGTGCATTTCCAGCATGTGCAACGTCTGGCGGCTGATTCCGCACAGCACCGCGAATGATTTCTGCGTCATCATCTGGCGAGTGCGTTCGAGCTTCACTTTCATTCCGTAGGTCATGTGGTCACATCTCCTTTAAATCTTGCTTATGATTGCCAGAACCAACAAGACAAGAACCGCAAGTCCCGCCGTAATCCAGAACGGCGAGATAACCCACCACCAGCTCCAGTCAATCACGCCGACGATTTTCAGTACGACGAAGAGGAGCAAAAGCGTTGTCGGAAGCCCGCCTAGGCACCCCGCGCCGGACGATGTGTTGGTGTCGTTTCTGTGCAAGTAGCTTTTCATTTCCGCCCTCCTATCTCTGCCTTTTCCAAATTTGATATGCGCGGCAACTCATGACGGTGTACCCGCCCCAAACCTTTACCACTCGGTCGCCGCCGTGCCGGTTCTGCTCTGCGAGGAAACGCGTTTTGTAGATTGCCATGATGTTACCCCTTTCCGTGCTGTTCGCACTAGCCAGCCGCCCACGCGGAGCGGCTGAAACTGCGAGCGGCTAGTTAAAACGCGCTCACGCAAACCGAGCTAAACACGTCCGCAACCCACTGGAGATCATCAGACAAAACGTAAGCGTCGCCTGTAATCGCGTCGGTGTGAACGAGATTGTTTTCATGGCAGAATCCGATAACGGACAGGTCAACGCACGAAGGATACGCTTCGTTGCAAATCGCGCGGGAAATATCCCTAAATCTCTGAGACTCGGTTTCGATTCGATACATTGGTTTTTTCCCCTTTCGCTTTCTGCCCGCCTTTTGCCGGACGGGCGCGGCGTTTGTGCTATGCTACCAGTTCGTAATTGAGCTTTGCGAGTGATTTCTTGGCCGCTTTGATTGCGCCCTGCGCCGTTTTATATCCGTTTCCAATTGTATACCAATATTCAAAACCATTGCTTCCGTCAGCCTGTACCGCGAACGCGAGATAGTATCCGTCGTTGTTGAAGATTTGTACACCATGCGCGCCGTCTTTGGTTTTGTAGCTTTCCATTGTTTTTCTCTCCTTTGTTTTTCTTTATGCCTTATTATACCATCGGTAAATACACGTTGTCAATACCTTTTGCGTAAATATTTCAATTATTTTTTAATACTTTCGCGCCCTATTGGAATATTAAAAGAGCGTGAATGTAAGAAAAAAGCACCCCGTGCAGAGGTGCTTGCGTGAGTGTGGTGTAACCGCAACGCTCGGTACGGGCTTTCTTTCGCGGATTAGCTCGCGCCCGCTGGCAGGACCGTCGCGTTTCAACGTTGCCCCCGTATACTAGCCAGCTTAGGAATATCGTTTCCAGATGGAGCGCACATCGTACTGCGTGCTAGTGCGATCCCGCCGTCGCGTTCTGGGAAATTACTTGTTGTCCACGATTGAGTTTACCAGCTCAATTTGAACCTTGCGCATTTCGCCAGTGGCGTTACCGGTAATTGCGTGTGTCAAAAGGACATTCAGCGTTTTGAGGATGATCTGGTCTGAATTTTCGCTTCTTTCGCAAAAAGGCTCGATTACATCAACGCGTTTTTCGAGCTGCCGGAGATCGTCCTCCATCTTTGCGATACTCGCAATGTGGTTATCTTGTTTCTTGGCTTTTCGTGCAAGCCCATTTGCGATTAACGTGTCAAAAATTTTCATAACGCCAGCGCCCACCGCTCCGCTACCCAACGCAATACCGATTTCACCCAAGCTCATTTTGCCCCTCCGCTGTTTGTTCCTTTTGATTTATTGGTGCTTGTCCTACTTGCCTTTCGCGGCGGTGCGCTTTTTTTCAACTGCCTTTTTCTGCGATTCGGATGCCGCAGACTGAAACCTGCCGAGTTCTGCCTCCAAGTCCGCGACCGTTCCCGCTGTCGCTTTGCGCTTTTCTTCGGATTCCGCGAGCTTCTTGGCAAGGTCATTCGCATTTTTCCACGCGGCGTTTCGTTCCGCAAGCGTCTGCTCATACAGCTTTTTATATTTGCCAAACATATTATTCCCAATATCCTTTCATGTTTTTGATGTAAGCCTCTGCCGTGCTCTTGATAAGCGCGGTCAAGTCAACCTTTGCCGATTCAAGCAGCTTGCGCACGGGTTCGGACAGCTTGCTCGCTGTCATATCGAGGAGTTTCACGCCAAGTTCTTTGATTTCCGTTTCGGTGAGTTTGCCGTCCTCTGCTGCTGCCTTGAGATCGTCAACAACGGTTTGCTGTAACTCCAGAACGGTTGTTTGCGTTGTGGATATAACGTTTTCGGTTGCCGCCTTGATGTTGGCAAGTTCAAGCTTCTTGGCGATCTTCGAGGAAATCCACGCACCTAATACGCCGATGAGCGTAACGATGAGGTAGACCGCGATATTCACGCCGTACTCGATTAAAATGTCTTTCATGTTTTCACCTCCGCTTTCATTTTAACGCACGATTTGCGAAAATGCAATACTTACCAGTTGGAAAAGTTTTTGTAATCGTCCTTTATCGGAACGTAAAACGGAACGAGTTCTTGACGCAGTCTTCTGATCGAGCCATCGGATGCGACGTCAACCTCTACAATCCACCCGCCCATCATCGCGGCAATGCTCTTTCCGCGCATGAATGGCGTTTGTGCCTGAAAACAGCCAGTCTGGAAAGCGTGCACGTTTCGGTACGGAAGATACTCAATCTTGTGGTAGTGACCAACCGCTAAGATATTTGGTTTTTCGCCGCCGGACATTGCCTCGATCATCTTCTGAATCTTGTACGACAGCGCATACGCCGTACCATCCCACGGGTGACGCAGTTCTAGCGTGCAGTTTGGAGTAAGTTCGATTACCGCGCAATCACGTCCAAGATAGTGCATGTCGGGTCGCTTCTCAGCGATTGATCTTCCAATGTCATAACCGCAATGCTTCATCATTGAAGCGTCATGGTTGCCAGTGATAAAATGCGTCGTTACGCCGTCGCGCTTCGGGTATACCCTGACGATCTCGTCAACGTGGTCATCTGCGCCCTGCCGATAGCACTCATAGGCGTGACCCTCGCGCATTCTTTCGCCTTCGTCAATGTCGCCAACGTTGTAAACGTCTTTGATTCCAGCGTCCTCGCAGATGTCATAGAAGTCGTGCAAGTGCGTCAACTGCGTGTACTTGCTGTTGATTTGAGTGTCGCCCATCAACGCGAATTTGATTGTTCTTTGACCGTTCCACTCTCCGCGCGTTATCGTTGGCTCAAAGTTCTGAACGATATCGGTCTTTTGTGGTTTTATTTCTGGCTGTTCTTCCGTGGTCTGCTGTGATTCGGAATATTCGGTTGTCCTGCGCAACGCGGAGCGAACCTTTTCCCATATCTGCTTTTCGTCCAGCTCTGGAAAGAATGGTTTCATCTCACGCGCGGTTTCAGTCCAGCTCTTGCCCCGCTCAAAACGCAGTTTCTTTGCGGTTTCTATCCAGCTTGCTTGTTCCATTCGCCCTCCTGTTTGTTCAACGTTCTGGCGAAAGTATACAGCATGTAGTGTAAATAGTCAACAAATTACTTTGTTCCGCGTTCGGACTGTTCAAGCAACTTAGCTATTTGCGCGTCCGTGTACTGGTTCGTGCGCTGTATTTTTATGATATTTTCGGCTTGCGCTTTTTTCATGTAGTACCGAACGACCATCACGGCCAGACCGGAAACAGTGGCAAGCAGGACGGGTGCTTCTTCCCGCCCCGCAAGCCATCCGCCAATGATTGCAAGCATGGAAACGCCGCAGAATATCAATACGCCCATGAGTGCAACTTTGCTTGTTTCGGTGCGTCGGCGCTTCATGCAAGCACCAGCTTTGTATATTTCGGGTTTGACGAAATGAACGCCGTCATGTCCTCAAACTCGATCATGTACCAGCAATCATCTGCTTCGTCGGTTCCTTGGTACGGGAACCTGTCGCCGTTGTGCGCCAAGCCAATCTTGTCGTAATCTACCCCGCTGCCATTGCGGATGTTCACGGAACCTTCCACCAGAACATAGGGCGGTTTCACGGTCGAATCTGAAATAACAGGGTCGCTTATTTCAGTTTCAGCGTCTTTCGGAATCGCCTTGAACCAGCCAATCTTCGCCCAGTACGACGATTTGTAAGGCTCCTTGACAACGCCATCGTCGCGCCCCTTTGCATGGTACTGATAGCCGTTGAAATAAAGCCCCACGTGGGTTTCGTCCTCGCTGTTGGATGAACTAACGCGGAACAGCAACGCGCCGTTCACAGGCTTTGCTAGGCGGTCACACAGCGACCACAGACCATCACAGTCGCGCCGCCCTTTGAACACGCCGCCAGCGACCAGAGCGGCAGATACGTAGCCCGAACAGTCGAACACCTTGAACAGCTTGTTACCCGCCGCCATGCGCTTTTTCCACATGCGAACCGCCCTGTCAGCGTTCGCCCCGCCGTTGTTCCGCGCTTCTTTTCCGCGAATCCACGCTTCGGTTACGGACGTTCCACGCTGTCCACTTGCCGCCCAAACGTAAATCGAACCATTGTCAACTTCCTGTTCGCAAAAGTTGAGTATCTTCGTCAGCGTTTCGTTCATGATCTTCCTCCGTTTTCATCATGCACCGCGTGACCGATTTTTACAGACATTTAACCGCCCCCCCCATCAGAATGAATATACGATATCAAGCGAAATGGAATCACCAGTAGCCCACGTAAACGGCGTAGTTGCTGATAAATATCCGATCTGAATTAAAGAACTTGCCACTGTGTAATACTTATAATACCCGTCCATTCGTATATTGCCGAAACATACAGTTCCTGCGCTGGAATCTAAATAGCCAGTCGTACCAGCATATGCATTGTAATTTAATGCACCAACGGGAAGATTGATTTTTGCGTCTGCGCTTACAGCCGAATCTGCCGCCAGCGTAAAGACGGACGAAACCTCTATTTTCCTTCCGTCTGTGCGATATTTTGACGAAATCGTGCCAGAACCAATCGTTATGTTTGAAAACGACGGCGTAAAATTGTAATATCCGGGAAGCCCTACTGCTGTTCCGCATCCGGTTAGATAGTTGTCGGTAATTGCCGCATTGGCAACGGTGTAATCAGTATTCGTAATGATCGTTATGAGCGTATCCGCAACGGTTTTAATCGTTCCGTATTTGTATGATCCGCCTTGCTTCCAGCGTATATGATTACCCACCGCATACTTGCTCGCTGCTCCGCTTGGAACTGTGATAGTCGTAGCGCTTGCGTATGTCCATGTTTCGTTGGCAGATACCCATCCGTCAGATGGAATAAAGACAAGGCGTAGCGCCGCCTTAATTGATGACCACAAGGAGAATTTGGTTTTTGCGCCCGCAGATGCGGTTGCATCGTTGAGAATCAACCCGTCAGCGTCAGCAATAGCGTCAACTTCGGAAACTCCCTCAATAACCGTTCTGGTTACGTCAGCGCCGTTTGAAACGTTAATCATCGTTCGAACCTGCGTCGCGGTCAAATCAGACGGAGCCGCAGCACCTCCCGAAACGTTGCCCTTTATCGTGTTGTTCGCCATGTTAGCGAGTTTGGCGTTTGTGATCGACCCGTCAGTTATGTCGGGCTGTGGGCCGGTGATGTTTGAAACGTAAACCCACAGTGCAACCGCCGCCGCTCCGCTTGTGGTGCAACGGTACGTATATCCCGTAGAGGAATTGAGATACATATCACCGACGTTCGACATTGTGATGCCCGAACTAGGGAACGCAGTCGGCGTTGTAGAAGTTCCCGTGATGCCGGTTCCAGATTTCCATTGTGAGGACGCGGCAACCCCGGTGTCTTGATATTCTCCTGCAGTAACGTTCCAAACGTACCAGTTCCCGTCGATGACGGTCGGATATTTCGAGATCGCCGCGTTCGCCTGCGCCATCAGCTGCTCAAATAGGTTGAGCGTGATCGTCCCCATTGTGCCGACCGACCAATCCTTCTGAACGGTAATGTCAGCGAGAGCCTTGACAACGGTCGTCCCCGCGTCGTTCACGCCGACCAACGAAAGTTGCATATCGCCGTCATAGGTTGTAAAATCAGACCCGACCGACCAATCAAGCGTGATTTCGGTTGCGGATTCCGTAGGCAAGATTTCGGGTGAAAGAACCGCAATGTTCGTCGCCGTGTACGTCCCGCGCACGCGCCACGAAAGCCCGGTGAGCGACGGGTCGAGAACGAACCGAATTGACGGATAAGCGGAATCACCCTGAACTAAAACTGTGCGGATGTCGGAAACATCTATTTCCGAATTTTCGACGTTTGCAATATACATGCTTCCTCCTTATAGGGTGCGAGTGATTTTGAAGTTATCGAACGTGCTCGTTGGTGCGGCGGCTGTGCGCAAGACGAAAAGCCCCGCTTTCGTTAATTCTGGGTAGACGTAAACGGCGCTTGTATACGAGGTAACGAGAACGCCATCTATGTACGCGCTGATGCAAAGATTTCTGCCAGACTGATAGGTCACGACCTTTACGTGATGCTGTACGCCACCGCTCCACGAGAACGCCGCGCTTGCATAGTTCATAAACGTGCCGCTTTGTACGAGGCTAATATAAGCCGTCGTAGCCGAGCAACGGAAACGCCATCCGTTCACGTCGGTCGTCAGATACGTTTGCATGCAAAGCCCGACATAATCATCATTCGCTCCGCGCACGATATCCGCTTCAACGGTGTGATTCGCGATGCCAGAATCGATATACGCGCCCTTTCCATATGAACTCGTCGATGCGGTGAACTTCGCAACATTAGATGCAATCGCCCACGATGAATCCGACATTATCCAGCTTTGCCCGCTGTCGGCAGTTCCCAAAGAGCCGTTCGCGCGGTTGAACGTGTCGAGCGCAATCCAGCTTCCGTGTCGTTTCATGTAGCAATCCATATTACCACACCAACTTTACATGAATATCGAATGCCTGTGTTGGCGCTGAAATGGCATAAGCCGTGATGGTGTTATCCGCCGTCACCTTGAATTTATACACGAGGTTGTAGGCGTTGAGTTCAAGCATTGCCGTGGCGTAGGTATCCGAAAGCACAACGTCGATGATTGGCGGCTTTCCCGTAGTCGTAACGCCTGTGACCGTAACCGCCTGCGAGTAAGGAGCGGACGCGCCAGACCACGATCCAGACGCGAACGTCGCGGAAACCTCTTTCGAAACATCAGCCCATCCAGTGGCGTAGTCCGTGCCGCTTGTCTTAACCAGAGCCTGTCCAGTCGCACCGCCAGCCGCGACCCCAGCGCCCGTTGCACCAGTTTCGCCCTGTATGCCCTGTATGCCCTGCGCGTGAACGCCCGTGTCCTCAAACGCCCCTAGAGAGGGGTTCCAGTTGAACCAGTTGCCCGTGGTTTCGTCAATGTACGCATAGTGCCCGATGGATGCCGCCGCCTGTGCGAGAAGTTGCTCGAATAGGTTGAGCGTGATCGTACCCATACTCTCGCCCGACCAGTCGCGGGCGACCTCTACGTACCCAACCGCGCGCGCGATAAGCGTTTCTCCGTCTTTGCCGACAAGCGAAAGCTGAGCCGCGCCGTACAGCGTCGTGAAAGAAGCGTCAACATCCCATGTCACCGTGACCGCGCTTTCCGTTTCCACGGGCGTGATCGCGTCAGATTCAACCACGAGGTTAAAACTCAAATACGTCATGCGGACATACCAAGTCAAGCCAGTGGTTGACGGGTCGAGAGAAAACACAATCTGCGGGTGCGTCGATTCACCTTGAACGAGAAGGGT